GTCAACCAGTACGCTCAATCACTGGAGCAGACTCGCGAATATCTGACTTGGTACGCCGAGCAGCACCTTCCCAAGCAACCCACTGCACCGACTGATCCCAACGACTTCGTAGCCTGGCACAACTACCGGCTCGAAGTCGATAAATGGAATGAGCATGTGCAGGCCTATCAGAAATTCCAGGCCGACAAGGCCGCTGATAGCGAACGGAAGGCAGGAGAAACACAGCAGGAGAAAGCGACCCGTCTCAAGCGGGAAAGCGAAGCCCTGTTCAAAGCCCTGCCTGTGCTCAAGGACCCCGTTAAGGGGGCTGCGGCGTGGAACGCTATCGTAGCTGGCGCAGGCCAGTACGGTTTCACGCCTGAGGAAGTGAACGCATTCGAGGATCACCGCTTTGCCCTCGTTATCCGGGATGCCCTTGGGTATCGCCGGGTCAAGGCAGCGGCCCCAAAAGTGCAGGATCAGGTGACCAAGAAACCTGCCGTCCGTGACGGACGCAGAGCGCCGCCCAACGCTGCGGCTACACGCGAGAAACAAGCCCGGACTGAACGTCTCCGCAACACCGGCAGCCTCGAAGATTTCGTCGCTGCCTCATCCCATCTCTTCGAATAGGAGACACTCATGGCCCAAGCGGCTAACGTTTATGAAACTTATGACGCGGTAGGCAACCGCGAAGAACTGGCCGACAAAATCTGGATGCTGACTCCGGAGGAAACGCCGTTCTTGTCAATGGCTGGGCGCAAGCCGGTCGATTCTGTCCATCCCGAATGGCAGACCGACGCTCTGGCTTCGCCTGATCCCGACAACAACCAGCCGGAAGGCAACGATTGGTCGTACGACGCAATCACGCCGACGACCCGTGTTGGCAACTACACTCAGATCTCCGAAAAGTCTTTCCAGGTGTCCCGTACTCAGGAAAACACCAGCAAGGCCGGTCGGAAGTCCGAGCTTGGCCGCGAAGGCGGCAAAAAGGGCACTGAGCTCAAGATCGACATGGAAGTCATTTGCCTGAGCAATCAGGCGGCTTCTGCCGGTTCTGGCAACGGTGCAACTAACCGCAAGCTTGCTGGTGCTCGTGCGTGGATCGCCACGAACGACAGCCTCGGTGCCGGTGGTTCCTCGGGTTCGTTCTCGAACGGTATCCAGGGCGCTGCGACCAACGGCACTCAGCGTGCGATGACCAAGGCACTCATGGACGATGTTGTCCTCTCCACCGCTAACGCGGGCGGCAAGGGCAAGATTTTCATGATGTCCAACTACAACAAGACCGTTGCTTCGCGCTTCCTCGATGATGCGGACGTTGTTCCGCTTCGTAAGGACGTGGGCAGCGGACAGGCGACCATCGTTGGTGCTGCCGACACCTACCTCACCGACTTTGGGACCGTGACTTTTGTCCCGAACGTTCAGATGACCCGCGCCGGCGCGACTATCGCACGCAACGTGTTTCTGTTCGATCCGTCGATGATCACTGTCGGCATCTTCGATGACATCCAGGTCCACAAGCCTGCCAAGACGAGTGACGCTGAAAAGCGTGTCCTGAACGTCGAATACACCCTCATCGTCAACAACGAAGCGGCCCACGGCGTCATCGCTGACACCTTCGGCCTCTCGGCCTCGGCCTAAGGAGACACATAAAATGGTTGACACTATCGTTCCCGTCTCCATCGCCGATGCGACGACCTACACGGTGCTTTCCGCCAATACCGGCGTCATGCACTACTTCCCGGATTTTACGTCCACTTGCACCGCGACCCTGCCGACTCCCAAGGCCGGACTGTGGTTTGAGTTCGCGTATTCCGGGGTCGCTGCGGATGCGCAGAACTTCGTTCTGTCGAGTGGTTCGAATACGAACTACTTCAAGGGCGGGCTGTGCTTCCTCGACAACGACACCGATGTCGTCGCGCCGATTGCTGGCAATGGTAGCTCCAACTCGAAGCTGACCCTCGTCACTCCGGCTCCCGGCACTCGCTTCCGTTGCGAATGCGCGGACGGCACGACCTGGATTCTGTCGGGCACCGTTGGCTCTGCCACCATCCCGACCTTCGGCGACCAGTAAGGCGGCTCATTAGCTGCTGAGAGGGGCGGGGCTTCGGCTCCGCTCCTATCCATTCACGGGCGCTCCCAGCCCTCAATCGAAGGATTATCTAAATGGCTCTCTCTGCCGGTTCCCCGCAGGGGACGACGATCAGTCGTTTCCTCAACAAGCTCAAGTATGCGTTCACCGATGTTGCGAGCGACATCACGACCGCCGCGACAAGTGACATCGTTGTGATGCTGGACGGTTCGGATAACTACACCCCGAAGTACGCCGACGCGACGAACCTATTCGAGTTGATGAACCTGCCTCTTGGGCTTGCGAATAGCTCGGCGCGCTTCGTTAACGTCACGGACGCTGCAACCTATGCGATCCTTGCCGCTGATACTGGCAAGATTCACATTCTTCCCGACTTCACGGCGAGCTGCACGGCCACCCTCCCGACCGCTGCCGCTGGGCTTGAGTACATCTTCATCAGCAAGGCTGTCGCAGCCGATGCTCAGGACTTCATCCTCAAATCCCCGAGCGCGACGAACTACTTCATTGGCGGCGTGTCATTTGCTGACACGGACGCTGGTGCGGGTGCGGATGAAATCCATGCCGGTGTGTGGTCGAACGGTTCGTCCAACGACTTCCTGACCGTGGTTACGCCCGGTGCTGGAACACGCATCCATGTGATCTGCGACGGCACGAACTGGATCGTCAACGGACAGGTCTTCTCGGCCACTGTCCCGGCGTTCTCCGACACCTGATGACCCGACGCAACCAAAGGCGCGGGCAACAGTCCGCGTCTCTCCCCTCAACCCAAGGAGTCGAAACTGTGACGCAAGTCGCCCTCGACACGACTACGCCTACTTTCCACCTCGACACCAATGGTGTTGCTGCCCCGCCTCCGCCCAAGATGGCTCGGGTCAAACTCCTGCGAAACTACCGCCCGCAGGAGGCGCTCGACCCCAACGATCCCACCAAGAAGACGCGCTTGCCGCCTGTGTTCGAGATCGTCGGTCACTGGAAGGATGCGGTCATTGTCAAGAACAAGCTCGGCAAGGAAGAGGAGCTTGAGCCAGCCAAGTTCGTAGAGGGCGAGCCTGCCCCCTCCTCAAAGGCAGGGGTGGGGTTCCCAGACAAACTCTGGGCAGGGACCATCGCTCGTTTCACCACAACCGAGGCCAAGTACATCAAAGATAACGGCATCGGTGAAATCGAGATCGATGATTAAGCCTGAGAACATCCCCGATGATCAGTGGGAGGTGTTCGAAATCACCCCCCTGTATCGCCGGTCGCGACACTGGATCGACCGTGAGGCCGGGTCCTATGTGCAGAGGACCGAGTTCCTCGCCGATGATCAAATCCAGGCATTGAACGCCGAGGAACGCGCCTCACGGGATGGCAAGCGCTGGTCTGCTGGTGCGGGTTCGGAAAAAGGCGGCAACGTTCCCATGATCCGGGTCGCCAGAACGCCACTCAACAAGTTCTTCGCGGACTTGGCCCCTCGCCTAAAGGTTGGCGATCAAGACTACATGCGCTGGTGGCTTCAGCAGGACAAGAACCAGCCGTTCAGGACTAAGAGCGGGAGGGTGTAAATGGCTTTGGACACCTACGCCAACCTCTCGACTGCCATCGGCAATTGGGAGGAACGCACCTTCACGACTGCCGAGACGGATGAGTTCATCCTGCTCGCTGAAGCTCTGGCAAACCGTCGCCTTGCGGCAGACTATCGCCGGCGCTCAACGTCCACCATCAACACTGACAGCTCAGGCATCGGAACGATCCCTACGGGCTTTGTCGGGCTCACCTCGATTACGCGCAACGTACTTGGCTCTGTCCCGCTCAAGCAGGTGAGCTACGCCGCCTATGTTGAGCGCAATCCGTACCAGATCAGCGACGACGCCCAGGTGTTCGCGCTGCTCAGTGCAACTCAGTTCGCCGTTGCGCCGGTAACGGACGATGACTTCGTGGTCAGGTTCTCCAAAACCGTCACGGCCCTGTCGGGTTCGAACACCACCAATTGGCTGCTGACCCTCGCGCCCGATTTTTATCTCTTTGCCTGCCAAGCCGCCGCCGCTGCCAAGTTCAAGGCGTATCAGGAAGCCGCACTGCTTGAAGGCAAGGCCCTCAGTGTTCTCGATGAGATCGTGTCGCAGGGCAACGTTGCTGAGTACGGCAGCGCCGAAATGACCCTCGCAATGGTCACTCCCTGACCATGCAGTTCCCGTTCGGACCGCTCGCGCCGGATCAAGGCGATCTGGCGAATGGCACCATGTTGCAAGCGGACGGCGTACAGCCCGTTCCGAACGGCTACGGGCCCTTCCCTAGCCTGAGCGTAGGATCGACCGCGACTGCCCTCTCTGGGCCCCCTAGAGGGCTGTTTGGGTATCAGACCGGCGACGGGACATGGGCCATTGTCGCATTCACGGCATCGACCGTTGAACTGAAGGCAGCGGACGATACCTGGACCTCGATTGATAGCGGCCTGACAACGACCTCAGGCGACGACTGGTTTGCACTCCGGTTCGGAACTAAGCTTCTCTACGGCAACACCAGCTCGGAAATGCGCGCCTATGACGTTGAGGCCGGCGGCGCTGCGGCGGACGTAACGGCTGCGAAGAAACCGCGTTGGGGCTTTGAATGCGGCAACATCCTCTTCTTGCTCGATACCCTCGACAATGCTGGCAATCGCAACAACAAGCTCATTCGGTCGTCGGCCTTCTCGGATCATACCAACTTCGTCACGAAAGGCGCTGACTATCAGCCTCTCGAATCCGGTGGCGCTCTGATCTGGGGCGCGAAGCTCGCGGACACTACGGCCATTGTGCTTCAGCAGGGCGGCGGCAAGCTCATTCAGGTGGGCAATGTCGGGAATGCTTTGTGGGGCATCCAAACCATCTTCGACGGGTTTGGGGCTGTCGGTTCTCGTTCCTGCATCGCCACAAACGGCATGGCGTATTGGGTGGCGACGGACGGTTTCAAGCGATGGGCACCCGGGATGAGCGAGCCCGATCCAATCGGAGCGGGGTTTGTCGATCGTTGGTTCCTGGATCGCGTCGATCAGTCGGATATGTCGCTAATTCAAGGTTCGGTTGACCCCTTTCGTAAGAATGTCCTGTGGCGCTGGAAGCGGGCTGCCAATTCCTCGACGGTGATCTTCGAGGACATCATCGGCTACAATTGGCTGTTCAAACGGTGGTTCACCCTCACCGTACAGACAACCTACCTCGGCTACTCGGCACAGACTGCTCTAACTTGGGACGCCTACGACGCCAACGCGACGTGGGACAGCGTTGACATGGGTCTCATTTGGGACGGTCGCCTGCTCCAAGGAGGCCAGCCCATCTTCGGTGCAATGAACGGCTCCTACAAGTTCGGCTATTTCACCGGAACGAACATGGCCGCGACGCTCGAAACCGCAGTGAGCAACAGTCCTGTCTCGTCATTGATCGGCAGAGCTACGCCGATGGATGACAGCCCGGACGGAACGCTGGAACTCGGTGTGCGTGACGCAATGGACGATGCCACGACATGGAAGACGGGCGTCGCGAAGCAGTCGAGCGGCCGCGTGCCCCTGAGGGGCAGGGGCAAGTTCATTCAGTTTC